AAATAACCTCAACTGTAAAGCTTACTCTATAGAATCATAAGACACTCCATTTACACAAGCCTTCCCGTATGATACTTAAAAGTTCCCGTCTCTATTCAAATCGAAAATTAACCAGTTATACTATTTAAGACTAAGTAGCAATCGTCTATAAACATCTAAAATAGTAGAAGCCCTAATTTTGTGTTGACCGTACGTTCCTTCATATCCTACATCAGTCATTCTCAGTGTCATAGGCCACTATTACATGTACCATTCTTCCATCCTTTTGTCTGAAATTTCTATCTATCTATAACATTCTAATAAGCCTGCATACTTCGTTCGTAACTCGCTTCCATACCACACACCATCCACTTCGACTTTACATTCGTCTTACGTGATTTATTTCGCTTTAAAAAATTACTAGAATTAAGTTACTTGCTAATGGTATCTATCTTTAGTGTTCTTATAACTCTCTCCCATTAGACCTTCCATCTCAGTGGGTTTCAAATTAACCTTAAGCATTCCTGTGTATAAAGCGTGCAACCCGTTGTTGCCTTTCGTGATATAGATTAAATTCTCATATTTATGCCCCAAGGCACGTCTTGTCAACTTTCTGTCTTCATAGATTTCACCCATTGTATTTGAGTAGAATAACTTCTTATGTGTACAATGAATTTCATCTTGTGCTTCTATACTCAGTACTGCCAAAGTATATTGATCGGTATTGTCTAAGAACATAGTAATTTGTTTGTATGCTTAACTGTCCATCATTTCTTATGCTACTTTAAACTTATTTGCAGGTATATTTGAACGATATCTCTTTAAAAGGTTATTTCCGACCAAAATGGACTAATTTCGAATAGCACAGAACCACTCTACGATACATTAATCTTCAAGATTCGGATCATAGTAATTTAGGAATGTGGTTTTCAAAGTGTATAAATCTCTAGTATAACTAGTACCCTCGATGATTCCTTTAAAAACTTCTTTTTTGAATCCAGGTTCGGGTTCGTGCCACTCACTAAGGTGTTTCACACTAAATCCTTTAAGCATCTTATTGCACATTTCCTTCACGCTATTCTTGCCTCGTATCTTAGCGTTAAGGCCGCCTTTCGTTACCCAACTGGTAAGTTAATCCATTTTATCCATTAGAGGGGCAACTTGGTCATCGTGGTATACGATTTCTCCTTTTTAGTTCTTCAAATATAAATCTGAGCCTTCGACTAAAATTCCGTCTTACCACTATACGCTTTTAGGTACTTAAAACCCATTGGATTGTAAAATACTGGCCAACTTGTCGTTAACCAACTTCTTTGTATCTTTAAGGCATCTTGAGAATTTCGCTTAAGCTTCTAATATCACGATTCCGTCTCGGTACAACTTTCCACTTAATACATCATCTACCTAATCGTATATCAAGTTTTCCGGCTTGAAAGATTCTTTGTGAATGAATTGCCACATTTGTGCTATATACGTTTTAGGATCCGATCCTAATATCGGAACTTCAAGCTCTTTAGTATGGATGTCCGACTTATAATCTCTGATTGGAGGGGGGGGGATTTTTAAATCAGTTTTCAAATCTATAAGTCTAATTACCTTTTCTACGAAACTAAAGGCAGCGTTGATATCAACCATCGATAGAGCACCTACATAGGCTTCGAAATAGTCGGCTTTCCTCTTTCCCATAACCACTTTATCGTCTACTGTAAGATATGCAAGATATAATTAATCGAATTTATCTTACATGAAAACGTTGGAAGCATATAACTTCTTAGCATCGGTTAAATTAGCGAACTCATCTTTAACTAGGGTCACCAAAGCGTAATTATAAAATGCATCTCCTATAACAGCATTCTTCTTATTATTACCGAGCTAATGACTGTGAGCCCATTCACTGGATACGAACACCTAAATAAACTATTTATAAGGTAGGGGTTGGTAAAATCCGGGCATGTCAAATTAACGGTTGTAATGTTCGTAGCCCACAGATCCAGGATCTATAACTTCCTTGTTGTGCTTAGGTTAGCACTATCCGACTTCCGTTTGAAATGTACAAACAGAGTCTAGGAATTGTAACTCGTAAATATGTTAACCATCTTGATTAACACATTACTCGTCAGAATCTCTTTTATTGACGTTAGAGTTCGTTTTCAGTTAACTTTTTTAGTACATCATCATCTAAATATTGTGTAAAAAAGTAAAATTTTTAAAAATGGCACAGGGTCGGGTTACTTAATTTCACCACAAAAACGTTGTGCAG